AGCGCGTGCAGCGCCTTGCGCCAGAAGTCGAGCAAGGCCCCTACGTCATCCCCCTGAACCGGGGTAACTTCTTCCGCCGGGCTGACCAATGAACGGAAATGATCCGCCACCGCATCCGGTAGCTCCTTCACGAGCGCCTGCAATTTCACGGCGTCGGAAACGGGTAACTCCTGCCACCGGGTCGGGCAGGAGTATGTTTCGTGATCGATAGCGAAACTAAACATAGACTTTAGCCTCTTTGATGAGCTTGTGTATTTCACCCTGAATGCGGCGCATGCGGATGATCGGCCCACCGGCGGCGATCTGGGATTTTACGATCTCCCCGGCGGTGCTTTCCGCCGCGTTGAGCAGGTCGAGCAGGATTTGATACGGCGTGCGGGTGTCTTTCGGTTCCTGATAATCCGCCACGGCTGCGGCGTTCTGGTCTCTTTTTGGTCTTGCCATAATTGTAAGTTTTACGATCCTATCCCATGTATAGAATCCGGTTGTTTTTATTGATGATCTCCTTTTCGACGATCCCGGTCAGTGCGTCCGGTGCATCGTCGTTCTTGTTTGCTTTGAATAATCGTTTGTAGGTGGTGAGGTGCGCGTACAACTCCGGCCAACGCAGGCGCCAGCCTTCCGGGAAACGGATATTTTGCAGTACCGTGGCGGAGTTGGTCAGAATGCGGGATTCCTTGTTACCTGATTGGTGGAACCACTCAACATGTACCGCCGTGGCTTTGCGTTGCACGTTCCGGGCAAACCCGCGCCCGCCGTTGTTGCTTTCAATCAGTGCCGCACGGGTGCCGTTACGAAGTAACATTTGCGCGGTGGCCGGTTCGGTTTCCTCCATTGGCGCCTGCGTGTATAGTACGTCGGTAATGTTGATTTGCCCCCCTTTCAGCACGTCGTAGCAGATCGAGCACAGGTAATCCGTGCCGGTGTCCGCGGTATCGGTGTAATTGGCTTTCCGGATGATTTCGTCCGAGCCGGTCGGGGTGTCATAGGTTTTGAAGTTATCACCGTACAAAAGGCCCTCTTTGGACGACGGGTGCCCCTGGTACATGCAGTCAAAGCGGAATGGATCGAGCGCGCGCCGCTGCTCCAGGCTTTCGAGGCTGTGACGCTCCGGCCAAAGCGGGGCACCGTAACGGCGCGGGTCGATCTCGGTGGGTCCGCTCTCTTTGATCGCTTCAAAGTTGAGTTTATACCAACCCGTGTAACCGGGGTCGATCTCTGAAAAAGAACCGAGCACCCGCACGCCCTCTTTGTCCTCCAGTATGCCGATCAAATCCTCCTCATGCCAGCGGGTGAAAACGATAAGTTCCTGCGATCCGTTATGCAGACGGGTTTTAACGGCTGACGTGTACCACTCCCACACGCTTTCCCGTACAGTCGGGCTGTTTCCCTCCGCCGCATCTTTGTACAAGTCGTCCAATATCGCTATATCTACCTTGTTACCCGTCAGACCGCCCCCCCTTCCGACCGACTGAAACGATCCGCCGTAACCGACAATTTCGAACTCTTCCGAGGTTTGTAGGTACGATCCTGCGGCCACTTGCCGGGAGCCCGATTTGAGGCATGTGTCAGGGAATAAATTTTGATATGCCGCATCCGAAATAACGCGCTGTACCCGTTTGTTGAATTTCGTTGCCAGCGTGAATGCGTATGAAGCGAGGGCAATTTTTAATTCCGGGTTCAGCCCTAATAGGTAGGCCGGGAGAAGCTGCGACGATCCGAGAGATTTGCCATGCTGGGGCGGTACCGTTACAATCAGTTTTTTAATCGCACCACGGGTAAACAGTTCCAAAGCCTGGTAATAAGCCCGATGGAACGGTGATAGCTCCAAAGACGGCATTACGTACAAGGCGAACCGCTCGAAATTCTTTCGGGCGATCACCTCGGATAAATACCGGAGATCGGTAAAGGAACTTTGTTCGCTATTTGCCATATTTTTTAGCTATTTGCTCGATTTCCAATAGCGCCTCCGTGGGTAAATCGTTCAAGGGGGACGCGGTTACGTTTTGGCCGTTTGTCGTCACATCCTTTTTGTCGACCAAACCCAATTCCCGCGCGATAATGTTGCTTTCCAAAAGCCCCGCAGCGGCTCCTGTGAACTTCTGATCGTAGATAATATCCCTAATGCGCGCGGTGATGACCGAATAAGCTTCATCCTTTTCATAAAGTTGGAATGTTGAACGCGCAATCCCTGCGAACACACAGAACTCTATGATGGTCATGGCCCGCATTTTTTTTACGGTATCTTTTAGGCCTGTTCCAAATAACTTCTCTTCTAACAAAGGATTATCTTCCACCCATTTGAAATAATCGACGGCTTTATCCCATAATTCCTGCGGGGTGTATTTCCTGTCTGATCCTGATGGAAATCCTTTTGCCAGTTTCCAGTAAGTATTCTTTTTCGGTGCTGCCATTTTAACGGTACTTTCTTTCAAAGAGAATGAGCCGGGAAAAAGTGCAAACGGGAACAAAAAAATCCGACAAAAAGCCGAATTCACTGCAATTATTCTTTAAAAATTCCTTTTCGATGCAGAAGCGCTCTCACTTTTAAAATTGCACTTCGCTGTTTGTAAAATAGTTTTCTACGGCTTTCCTCTCCCGGCCAGTCGTCCAGTCTTTTCCCTTCGACAGCAACCCACACGAATATCCGCCGTTCGAGATCGGTAAACGGTGCCTGCTCCAAAATAGACTGCATAAAACCAGAATAATCTACATTCGTATCGGAGAATGTTTCCGGTGTTTCTTCCGAAGATTCGGACGTGAATTTTTGACCTGGCCTATACCGAATGCTCGATCGAGGGGATGACACACGAAATCGGATAATTCGCTTCATCATAAATTCGGCTACCGGTTTACGCCCCGGTCTTGCGGTCATCAGCCGGTCGAGTTTGGACCCGTTGCGCTCAAGTAGTACGCGGAAGGATTCGTTTACGACCTCCCGCGCTTCCAGTTTCACCCCGTATTTTAGGCATAATGCCTCTGTGTAAGCTACCCAATCATCGTATCGTTCAGACACGTAATTATCAAAACTTGCACCCATCCGACTACTTTTTGTATTTTTTAATTCTTGCTTTGACCGCCTTCATTAGACAATTCTACTTTTAGTCCAATTTCAACCGCATTTATTACTGTTTCCCTTATAGGGTTTGTCTACCTTTAGAACAATTTGCCATCTTACGAAATACGGGATCGGCATCGTATTTATCTCTATAGGCTGTAAGATAATGCGTCAATGTTGAATGATTCCTGTTTATCGCGTTAGCTATTTCGATATACGTCAGGTTCCACCGCCTTAATTCGTATGCGAGAATGATTCTTGCCCGAACGAGCGGACAGTACCTGCTTTTACTCCTAATCTCTTCGAGGGAAAATCCGGTTACCGCTTCAACCTTGCGGGCAACTTCATTAATGATAGTCTCAGTAATCATCTCAACTCACATTTGTTAAAATCCACCGTCAACCGGTAAAATCCCAGCACATCCGAGCCGATCAACCCTCTTACGTTCTTTCCCGTGGCCCTCCGCAGACTGGTCATGTCCTGTACCGCGAAGCTGGCCGAATACGGGATGCTGTCGAGCGTGAACGGGATTCTTCCGGTGGTCTTTAGAGGGATCGAGGTTCCGTCTACGCCGATTACTTCCAGGCCGGTGGACATGTAGTAGATTTTCACTTCGTCACAGAGCTTTTTATCCAGCATGGAGGTAGACGCTCCGGTATCTATTAAGAATAGCTCCCGTTGGCCGTTTATGGTGGCATAGACGAAGGGGACACGGTCGAAGATGATCTTGCCTGGCTTGGTCTTGTTGAGCTCACAGGCGGCAAGAATCACGGCTATAAAGGCAAGAAGAAAATAAAGTAAGGTTCTTTTCATATTTCAGGTTTTTGTTATATTTGCACTATCCTATGATTTCATAGTCGGGATTTTAGGTTAGTAGTTTCTAAGGTAGGAGGGTGAGGCGGACACCCTCCGTTTTTATTTCAGCAGATCGGGGTTGTCGTGGATGTTATCACCAACTATTCCATCACACATTTCTACGGCCCAACTTAGCCCGTGCAGGTCATCTTCTTGCTCTCCGATCACACAAAAAGCCCCATCGATAAACCGTATTTCACGTATTATAGTATCGCCAAATTCAGTTACAAGTGACATTATATCCCCCTCGAAAATCTTTTTTTCGTTCTTGTCTTTCATCCCTGTGTACTGGCCGACAGTGGCAGGGTCAACATCTTCGTAGTCATTACACATCTCTCCGTCATTATCCGCCACCTGCCAACCTATGAGATGGTGTAAAGAAACATTATCATCCTTGTCGTATATGTATTTACGGAAATAGTCGCCCTCTACCCATTCCCCATTATCGAGGCGCTTGCCTCTGAAAATTATATCTCGCATGATTTACAGTTTTTGTTAGTTCTCGGTTTTAGATTTCTGAATTCCTTTGAGCACCGCTTGCGCCGGGATAAATCGACCCTCTTTTTCAGCTTCCACTGCCATTGCTCCAACCATTGAGATCTCCAGTAATTCATGATATGACAGTGTATTCGCAAATTCTGTCACCATTTTTCCGTCGATATACCTTACCCCATTGCGAACTTCGCAATCGTAAGTCTTGCCCGAAATAGTTATTTTACCTTTCATTTTCTTTTATTTTTCGCCTTGCGGCAGTTCGACAATCGCTTGTTGCATCAATTCAATTGCCGTATCCAATCCCTTTTAGCCACTCGATCAACTCTTTTCGCTTCTCCGGATTCTCAACCCGAACAAAGCAGGGGGTAGTGAAGGTCATCGCTCGTTGAGTTTTTGAATGAAATTGTCCAGATCGGAGGTTAGGCAACCTCCATGTGCTTGTTCCATGTATTCTTTGAACGCCTCCGCTGCTCTTGCTTTCAGCGCTTCGATCTCCTCTTCTGCGTCCTGCTCGGCAAGCTCGACGGCTCGACGGGCTGTTGATGTGTCAACCATCCACTCTAGGCCGTCAATCAGCTCAGAGCGGTTATTGATAAATTCCTTTGCTCGTTTGCTTTTCATTTCATTATCTTTTCATAAAACACATCCAATGGGTTTTTGAGGCTTTACCGGACTTATGACCGAACAAGGGTTGCTGTCCGAAAATTTCCAACAGTTTGCTAACCGGGATTTGAACCTCATTCCATTTGAAAATTAAGATCCCGAACGGCTCAAGAACCCGCATACATTCATCAAAGCCTCGTTTTAGATCCGTTTCCCATGACGGGAATAATCGGCCATACTTTTGTGCGGTATAACTGTTTGCGCCCAACCGGTTAAAATGCGGCGGATCGAATACTACAAGTTTGAAGGATTCATCCTCAAAAGGCATATTCCGAAAATCAGCTATCAGATCCGGATGCACTCGAATACGCCTACCGTCACATGCGATAAATTCTTCTTCCCGAATATCCATGTAAATCGCATCCGGATCTGCTTTGTCGAACCACATCATTCTACCACCACAGCAGGCATCAAGTATTTTCTTGTCGGTTGTCATCTCTCGTTATTCTGTGCCCCGGACGGGACGGTTTCACAATCCCCGTAATACACCCAAATTTTACGTCTGGAGTACCGGGTTCTCGTTTGAATCCAGCCGCTTTCGAAATCGACTCCGATCACTTTCCGGCGATATTTCCTGAATACGATCAGGTCGCCTTTTCCCCATCTTTTCTCTTCAAACTCCTGGTATGTCATTGTCTTGCTGTTTTGCTTCCCGTTTAATCTTGTTGATCTGCTTGCGTGTCACCTGAAATACCCCCCCCGAAAGGTGCTGCAGGTCTTTGACCTTCTCAGCGGGGATTTCGTCGATAAATTCACCGGTGCGATGGCTGTAAAGGGTTACCATTTCCGGGTTGATCGTTTGGTTGATTTCGACTTTCATTGCGGTAGATTTTAATGGTTTACAAACACTCTTTAATCCTGCCGAGAATCTCGTCATCGGACACTTGATAACCCAGTGAAAGCGTGTCGCACAGGGTGCGGCGGAATTCTCCGGGTTTGTAATTCTCGACAGGAGATGTTCCCAGGTTAATCCTGGCCGACAACTCCCTACGGATAACCTCGTCACGCAGTTCATCATCATCGATTTGGTTCAATACGTCGCCTACATAAACATCGACATCGGTATTGATTTCCACATTAATAAATTTACTCATGATTATCTGGCTTTTAATAGTTTTGCGTATCTGTCTTTCGGCGTATCCCCGATGTGGATTAATCCTGCTTCTTTCAGCCTTTCGAGCTCTTCGACCATCTCGAACCAACTGATCGAAAGTTTGTCGTAGATACTCCGAAAAACAATGTTCAGCGGCTCGATTCTTTTCTCTTTTCGCTCGGCGGTCAGTTGCTCGATAGCTTCAAGGACGGTCATTTCTCTTTGCTTTTGAAGTAGTTTAACAGTTCATTCAAACTCATCAGGAGGGTAAATCTTTCCTTGTCGTGACATCTGGTGTCGGCAACTTCGGAACAGGTGTAGTTATCTTTCATGCTTTATCTACGGCTACTTCCGTTTAGCTTAATGAAGTTGAACATCTGTTTTAATCTGTCACCAAGCATCTTCCCATACATCTCAGAAAGAGATTCAAGCGTGAAATTTCCGGTAGCGTGGGTTATGGTTCCTTTGCGGTGACGCTCAAAGAGAAGATCGATCATCGGGGTTGATTCATTGCCGTAGTCTTTGGCAACTTTGGGCTCCCGGCCTATCTCGTCAATCACGAGCGGAGTATGAAGCATTTGGCTTGTGATACCTGATTTGGCAAGGTTGTACAACTCCATGCTTGTTTTAAACAGAACCGGGCAAACCTGCAATCCTTTCGACTGGACGAACTGATTGACCAACCTTGAATAAGCGTCCATTATCAGGGATTTTCCACAACCATAGCTCCCGATCAGGGCAACTCCTAGGAATAAATTTCCAGAGAAAGATTTATCCATTGTCGAGTATTTGTAGAGTTCGAGTATGACCGGCTCGTTACTGCGGTCTATCGTGAACTCGGAATACTCCCCGCGTTCGGACATCACGAGCTCCGCAAAAGCTTTCATCAATCTGGTGAAATCTGCCGGGGAATAGTCCAAAACGATTCTCTTGCGGATGGCAGCGCGGTATTTTTCCTCACGTTGAATTTGAAGGGACTTGATAATCCCGTCAATCGAAATCCGATCCTGAGATGCGTGTTGGGATATATTTTCCATTTTTCTGAGGTTTTTGTTTGTCCAGTTGAATCTTTAGCCAGCTCACAAAGTGGCTTTTCGTGTCATGTAGGGATTTTACCGTGTCTCCTCGGATGCGAAGTTCCCCGAAGAATTTGTCGAGCCACATTCGAGCCTCCTGTGTGTTTTTCAATCCACGCTGCATAGCTACCTGATCCAACCAGATTGTCTGCGTTTGCAGTTCTTGTTGAACGATTGAGAGCTCTGAGGTGAAATCCGAGCCTTCGGATGGGAGTTGTGTTTCCCCCATACCCCCTTCTTCTTTTTCTTCTTCCTTGTATGTGTCTTTTTCTTCAAGGGTATCAATACCCTTTGGATACCCTTTCAATACCCTTTCATATAAACCGTGTTTTTGAAGAAGTGAGATGATTTTCTTATGAGGCCGGCACGATTCTGTCAATTGCCCGTATTGAAATTCTATAAAGTCCGGGATGAAATATTTGTTTGCGCCGATTTGCTCAATTCTTCCCGACAATGCCGACAAATCATCATGGGTGACCCGATCGCCTATGTAAGCTGACGCAAGCGCCCAATTAGCCGACCAAACACCCGCTTGGTCGCATTTATCGAAGATGAACCGGACAAGGCATTTATGCTTACAAGAGAGAGACATAAACCACTCTTTGTCCCACAAATCGGTATCTGTAAATCGTTTTGCCATTACTTGTATTTCTTACAATCCTTTTTGCTCTTTAAGCCTTTTAACCTCCTGCTGATAGTGCTTTATAAGCACCGCATATTCGGTCGGCCCGATTTTACTGATGTTGTGTCTTTTGATGTCCAAATAGGAAATAACCTTATCCCCGTACTTCTCGATAAGACCGTGATTATATCCGATCATATTACCTTCGTCGAGCCTATTACAACTCCTACATTGTAGATTCACGTTCTTTTCATCGAACCGCAGGCTCATGTGTTTCCGGTTGACATAATGACCTGCATCCGCATCCTTCCAGAAAACTACTTTTCCGCACGAAATACAGCGTCCGTAACCGTTGCTGTCGGAATCCCTCAGTCGGACATATTCGCTGAAAATTCGGTCTAATTTGGCCTTGTAATTCATTAGTAACCCCTCCCATCCAATCTAACCTGCTCCTTTACGAAACTTATCTGCGTCCTGAGATTATCAGATTGATGTTTGCAGGTGGCGTTGATCCGGTCCAACCACTTGACTAACCTGTTTTCATGCCGGCAGCAACTCGTCAGGTATTTGTTGGCTACCGTGGCCGCCATGCAATCGATTCGATCTTTGTTTTCCTCGAAAGCCCTATTGATGGCTTCCTCTTGCAGGAAAACAGCCTCGGCAAGCATCTCACCGGATCGGGCCATGTAGACGTTGAGAGTGGATAGCCGGTCGAGCAATACATTGATTTCACCGGAATAAGGGGCGTTGAGATACTGCTGTATATCGTGGGCTTCCCTGCAAAGCGGTTCGAGCCTGCCAGCCATTGTTTCAGGCAGTAACTCCCCATTGCACTCCACCAGAATATCATCCATCATGCGATCATTTTTAAAAGTTTACTTTTGATCTCTTCTTTGTACTTATTGGCCTTTTCAAGCTGTTTCAGGCAAAAATCAATGAAAGGCTCATCCCGTTCTACCCGAAGTATTTTAAGGGCCAAATCCGGATTCTGAACCCGAGGATCGTACGCTATGAAATCACACCATTTTCGACTTGTTACGATCAGGTTCCCCTGAATCTGGGTGTAATACCCTCGGTTCAGCTTCTTCAAATCCTCCTGTGTCTCCAATAGGAGGTACTTTACATAAACTTTCCCGCTGTAAGGACACTTGACCTCAATGATCCCATCTTCACCTACCAATCCATCCGGGGAACCGCCGAAATATTCGTTATAGCGTATGAAGCCGCACAAATCGACTTTATTACCCGTTCTGGCTTCATACTGCATTCGGGCCTCGTCTTCATACTGCTGCCCCCATTTGACCTCTTTGTTGTTGAGTTCCTTGTAATCGAGGATTGTTCCGTTGGTGATCTGCTCGGATACTTTGTCGTAAACGTAATCCTTACTCGATTCGGAAAGTTTGCCGGCTTCCTTGTTGGCTTTACTTTTGGGCTCGGAGAGGAGATCGTCCAGCTCCGAGCTCGTAAACATTTCCAATCTGCCCGAATACCATTCAGGAGTTCTCTGTAGCTGTTCCATGCTCTTTGGCTATATCTTTCAAACCGAAAGCGTTGTTTTCGATCTGCTGCTCGGCAAAGCTCTTTTCCTCCGGTTCGTCTTTTCTTCCCAGGGCCTTGCTGAGTAATTCGTCGTACTTGGCTTTGTCGATCTGACCCTTTAAAAGCGCGTCTTTGGCCTCTTGCTCGGTGGAAATCGTTTCAGGATCGATCTCATTGGGAATAACCCTTGCTTCTACCGGGATAGGCCGTGCGTCGTAGAGTTCTTCAGCGGTCTGCATGCCCATTCCGATCTCAGGAGCGTAAGTCCGGGCGAAGAATGCCCCGGCGCGATATTGAAGCATCAGTTGGGGAATCGTCTGCCATTTCGAGCCGTTTTTGGAATACCAACCCTCTTTCTTGGCCATATTGATGTCCACCCAAGCGCCTTCTAGCTTTTCGCCCGATTTGTCATAAGCCCACGCCCGGCATCCCCAATCGTCCTGTCCTTCGGTTCCGCGCCACTCGTAGCGGATCGGAGAAAAACGACCGCTGACGTTTAGTGCCGCAATCAGGAATTTGGACGACCAACCCGGATTGCCATGTACGATATAAAGGTTCTGCATAACCATCAGGGGGGACATCTTGATACGGTTAGCCATCTCAAGGGCGACAATGCAGTTGGGAAGGTTCTTTTCTCCCTGGTACATCACCGGGACGATTGTTGAACTGCAAAGGGCTTTTGCCATCCTTTGGGCGTTCTCGAAGTTGTTTTGCGACCCGAAGACCAACATACTGTTGTCCTCGATCACGGTAAGTTTGTTTTCTGATTCCATAACTACAATTTTTGAGGTTTGAGGGAGATTAGGGTCTCCTTTGCGGACAGGGCCGGTTCTGCCCCGGCGACAGCTTTGAATCTTACCCGCGAGAAAGGGTATCTGTCGGCTTCGTTTGTGTTGGCCCTGTCTTGCTGTACATCTCAAGGGCGCACTCCCCGCATCATTGCCTGCTACTTATCCGGGCGTCCCCGGTGGCTGCCTGTCCAAATTGCCCGTCTTTCCGGGCTGTCATTATGCTTGCAAGGTGTATTTCGCGTATTGAATCGGTTCGGGTTTTTCTCCTTTCAATCTCCGGAAGAATCCCGGTCGGGTCATGCCCTCCACCAATTCGGTTTTAATCCTCACTCCTGATCGCCTAAGATCATAAATCCGTGCGCCTAGCCGGTAACAACCAAATTCCCTGAGAGCCTCCATCGGGGTAATGCTACCATGTTGGCGCATATACTCCAGAATTTTGTGCTTGTGATTCTCTGTTCTCATGGTATTGAGTGTTTTGATTTGTCCTTTAAAAACTCCGCGATACTCCCGTAGGGCGGAGTGGTGACCCGGATTGCCGTCCGGATCGTTAAAAAAATGGCTGATAACCTAAACCAAATACTAACCATAATGAACCTAACCTGCTTTACGGTAACAGGAACCGTTAACTAACCCGTGCCCTTACATCGTTCGATTCAGGCGGTATTACTTCTTCCAAATGGTCGATATACTGAACCTGTGCCCGGTAAACGCTTAAATCGAAAAGCTCCGGATCGTCGAAATAATCCTCTCGCATACGCGACAAGTCGACCGACACAATCACATCCACACCATCCTGCGAGACGGGCTCCAGTTCCTTTTCCACCACATCTCCCTGTTCCATCCAACCGAGAAGATCGCCTATCTGACGACCAATAGTGGCCAGTGTTTCATCCTTGTATTCAAATGGGGGTAAATTCGTCGATGCCATAGCTACTCAGTCTTTAAGTATTTCTTGATACCCGCTTCACCTCGCTTGGTCGTTGCGATCAGAACCACTGCCAGCACCAGCCCCCAGAAGTTAATCCGGAAATCCTGCGCTGCGGGATTGTCGTTGACGATCATCAACCCGGCAACTACTGCCAGAAAAAACCGAATCGCTTTCATAGGGCTTTGGATTTTTCAGGGTTAGACGATTTATCACCCTGCCAGCACTCAATCAGACAGAAAACGACACGGAAGAACGGAGCAATAGATTCATACTGCTCGTGAGTAAGGTTGGAAAGGGTGTTGGCTATTTCCTCATTCGATAGTTTGAGGATAGATTCAACGCGTTTACGGGCGTTAGCCGTAGCATCGGGTACACCTGGTGCACCTGCTGCCAAATTTTCACCGGTTCGCATACGAGAAAAAATTTGGAATATGGATATACAAAAGAGGGCAACCCTCTCTTGAAGTTTTGCGAACCGGTCGAGACTACCGAAGTAGAATCGTCTCAAGAGGGCTGCCTTATCAGCAGTAGAAAATATGTCTTGGCTGTATTCAGTAAGTCTACAACCGGTTCGCATTACAAATATGGGCAAAGTTTCTGACTTTACCAAATCTGCATGCAAAATATTTTCACAACCACTGTTCATTTCTTTTCATTATTGGAGGGTGGGTGGGATTCGATACCCACAACTGCTGTCTAACTGCTCGGACTTACGGATTTATCCTGCCCTACATCTGATGCCGTACTACTTGTACTACCACCCTTTTACTTTGCACCCCTTAGCGGACTCGAACCGCTATCTGCACGAATCCCCCAACCTTACTTCGTGCCGTCATTCCATTAGACCAAAGGGGTAAATCAGCACTCCCGCGGAGTTGTCAAACCTTTTTACTCTCTGCTATGAAAGTTGCGGGAGTGCCGAGTTTTGTTATCTTTGTAAGTGTCAAACCTTTAAATTTTACTGCTATGAAAGGATTTATTGAAGTAAAGGATCAGAATGGAGTAGATGCAATAATCAACGTCTCTCACATTACTTACGCTTGTAATGACCCGCAATTGGGCACATGTCTGTTTGTAACAGATCGGAAACAGGTCCTCATAATTTCAGATTCTTATTCTGAACTAATAGACTTGATAAAAGAGGCTATTGCTTAGTATCCTTTATCCATAGGTACACCTCTTCGATTAACTTCATTCCGTAACCCAAGCCTTCTTGGTTACCCACAATTTTTACACACCATTTCCGCAGCCTTCTGTCCCTGCGGACGTTGATCCATTGCCTTAGCTTTTTCATAGTTTTATAGATTTTCAAGAAACTCTTTGATCGCCTCTCTATCCTCATCGCTGACTTCGTCGGAAAGAGCCAGCCGGGAAAGGTTTGCCCTCAGTGGATTCAAAGCTGAATCCGGAACGGGGCCGGGTGTGATAATAAATTCGTCGTTCATGACTGTATCGGTTTTAGTTTCAAGTATGGCTGCTATGCCGCAAATCAAAAGGAAAAGGGTAGGGATGACTGCGATCATAGTTGTCGATTTACATGGTTGCTTTCCAGTATCTTTTAATCTCAATTCCGGTGTAGAATTTCCTTTTGTTCTGACGACGGAAACCGCAACGGATGTAACCGGCTTTTGTATGCGCACTCAGCGTCCCCCGGTTAATTTTGAGATGCTCGCAAGTCTCTTTTATAGAGTACCGTCCGGTGTCTGATACTTGTGGTTCTATTGCGGTCATGGGTATCTCCTTTTTTATGAAATTCGAGTAATGTACATCAGGTTCTTTTCCGCATCTGTTTCAAACAGAAAATCAAATCCTTTTTTCCTCAGCTGACACCGGGCACTATATATTCCCTGATACAGCCTGCCGGTCATTTTAAATGCCCGGGTATCTCCTATCTTTATACTGCGTAAAGTTCCCGGATAGTCGACCCGTTTTTTCGTCTCGCTTACTGCAATTGTGTTTGTACTCATTGTTACTGTTATTTAATCTCCGAAATACTGACCGGGACGGGCATTGCTGTAATAGGCTGCCGCTCCAGCCATCCATGAAGCATTTACGTTACCGGTTCGTTTAGCCCTTGCTGCCGAGTTCTCTGCTTCGATAGCGGCTTTGCGTGCCTCCCTGGCTTCATATTCCAATGTGGCTTTCTCAACCTCCCAAGCCCGGCGCAAAGCGGCTGAAAAGCTGTAAGAATACGGGTTGACACCTTTGTATATAGCCCATGCCCTTTTCATTAACCTGCTTTTATTGACTTGCGTTTTCATGGCTTTTTATTACTTTTGATTATTTGCATTGATTTCGTATTGCAAATATAGATAAACACTTGATATTATCAAAATAAAATCAAGGAAAAATATGAGAAAAATTGACAGATTTTTGCAATATCTTGACTATAATGGTATTACGGAGAACAGAGCAACGATAGAATGTAAGCTATCACAGGGTCTATTGCATCAAGCAAAGTCCGGAAAGTCGGACTTGGGATATAAGACTATTGATAAAATACTTGATAAATATCAAGACATTAACCGTGTTTGGCTTCTCACCGGAGAGGGCGAAATGCTGAAACCATCCTTACCGCAAAAATCAGCTACTGAAGAATCCGTATTCTCCGGAAAACTGATCCCGTTTTATGACGCAGAGGTTGCCGCCGGAACCGGATATGGGATGAACATGGAAGCTGTAACCCATCCGGTTGGCATGATTGAAATAGGCGGATTGCTAAATGACAGCGAATCCGCCTTGCGAGTATACGGGAATAGTATGGTACCGAATTATCCGGCCGGTTGTGTGGTCGGCCTAAAAACACATTCCGACAGTTTTATTGAGCCAGGGAGCGTGTATGTTATTGAGACAGCCGAAAACCGTTATTTAAAACGGCTGTATTACAACAAGGACAAAACAGCTTTTAGATGCGTAAGCGACAACCACATGCTGCACGACAATGGCCCGATGAAAGGAGAGCTATATTATCCAGATTTTGAAATTCCTTTTAACGAAGTGATCCGGCTTAGTCGTGTGACTGGTGTTATCAAAAGAAATATATTGTAGCAAACCAATGGACAGATTAGACCAAATCCAAAGCAAGATATACGAGATCAGAGGCCAGCGGGTAATGCTGGACTTTGATTTGGCGGAACTTTATCAGGTAGAGACGCGAGTACTCAAGCAGGCGGTACGCCGCAATATTGAACGATTCGAGGGTGATGATTTCATGTTTGAACTCTCGGAGGATGAGTATAACGTATTGAAAGACAGATTAAGGTCACAAAATGTGATCTTAGAAATCGACGGACGAGGGAAGTATCCCAAATATCCGCCTTTTGCTTTTACCGAAATTGGCGTTGCGATGCTTTCTAGTGTGTTGCGAAGTAATGCGGCAATACAGGCAAACAGGGTTATTATGCGAGCCTTTGTAGCCATGCGCAACTATATCACTACCACAACCCAAATGACATCCGAATTGGCCGAAATTCGGGCAAAACTTACATTGCTGGAAAGAGCCGACGAGGATAACGCCGAGGCGATTAACGACCTGTCAGAAGACATGCGTAAGGAGTTAGATAGCATCTATCAGGCTATCGCGGCGCTTTCAATTAAGCCCGTGCAAACGAGAAAAAAGATCGGATATAAAAAAGAATAGTGTACTAATATGGCCTGCAAATACACTGCAATGATATTTTAGTTGATTGTATCGTGTTGTTGTATTGGTATTTGCTCGCTTGTTTTTATGATTCATAATCCTGAGGTCCCGGGTTCAAGTCCCGGTCTCGCTACGAAAATATCAAATGAAATGTCAGATAAAAGCCTCCGACTACGGAGGCTTTTTGTGTTCGTATATTTTCTTTGGCAAAGGAGAATCCGAATGTGTGTTTGACCTTTGATTGCTTCCATTCTGCCGGGAGAGTGCAGTGCAAATGGAGAAAATGTGTCTCCGAGGTTCAGTATAGTTCGATAAATTCGTAACTGTTGCCGCAACTTTCCAGAAATTGCAGGAATGCTCCGTGACGAATCACGACAGTGGCGGTATTGTCGTTGGGATGAAAACTCAATGCGGGTTGGTCGCGGAGTGTCTGGTCGAGGAATAGGTGGACGTGGTTTTCCAGGTCGTTGATTAGCCCGAAAGGTGATACCGAACCGGGGCGCAGTCCGAGATAGTGTTCCATGCGCTGTTCGGAAGCGAATGAAAGCTTCCCTTGCCGGAGCCGGTGCTCGAGATCGTGGATGGCCAACTGCCGCTCGCAATCGAATACGACCAGGTAGTGGCGGTTACCCTTGTGGTTGCGGAAGAAGAGGTTCTTGCAGTGTTTAGAACCGTCGTCGTGCCAGTATTGCCGTGCGATGTCGATGGTAGGGGCTTCGGGGTGTTCGTAATATTCGTATGGGATTCCGGTTCGGTCGAGGTAGTCGAGTACTTTTTGTCTGCGTTCCATGGTGAGTGTTTAATTTTATACTGCCGGGTCGAAGTAAATCGCTTTTTGACGAATTACTCTTTTCTGTCGGTGTAGGAGCGTTTCAGGTCTGTTTGTATATTTCCTTGTTATGCGCTTTCCTTGGCGAAGCGGCTTATTTTCTTCGTTAAAAATAGTGAAAATTCGATAATGTGATGTCTGGTCCGGATTGTCCTACCGGCATCCGTCCGGCAATCGTCGCATTTGTCGGCTATGGTCGAGTGCATGTATATTCGTTGCGGGCGAGCCCTAATTTTGTCGTGTCCGTTTCTTCCTGTTATGGGATTTTGTTTATCTTAGCACTCCGGCACACGGTTGTCGATGAATGTCCGTAAACTAACCCTGATATGATACGATTTAAATTGATTCTCTGTTGCCTGTTGTCAGGCGCAACTCTGACCGTTGAAGCCGCTCCCAAACGGGCCCCGAAAGCCAAACCGGCTCCGCTGCCTGCTGCGGTACAAACCCAACTCGAAGGCCGGTTGGGCGAGCGTATGAACGCCTGCATTCGCCAGCGGGTGATGAGCGAGGACGAACTGTCGCTCGTCGCACCTTTTAAGCAGCGGGACGAAAAGGAGCTTTGGCAGAGTGAATTCTGGGGAAAATGGACGCTTGGGGCTGTCGGTTCTTACCGTTA